CTTATACCATATGGGAGATATAATGAGTTGGTAAGCAATCTGAAATGTGCAACTTGCCAATCTCTGAATGGCACTTGGGAGTTATTGTCATCCAACCATATAAACTGAGTCGATAGGTCTGCATCGTCCTTCGTGATTCCATTAACGGCAATTGACGCACCAGCACCATAAGGATTCTGGATTCCATTCTCAATCCTCTCCATGTTAAACACTGGAAGCTGCTTCCAACCCTTTACACCATTCTTATGGTCAATGTCTAGCAACATGAACTGATTACCATACTTACACATCGCACGGATAATCATTGGCGCTGTCAGCTGGATATTAAGCCTATTCACAAACAAATCCTCAAGTATACTCTTGATTCTGTCAGATTTTGAATATACATTGACTACCATCCCTTTGTCAGATGTCACACATGCCTCTTCTGCATACGTATCAAGTGCTGCACCAATCTCTGGAAACGCATCCATCAAGTCAGCATCACGGTACATAAGCTTGACGTTGTTAAGTCCTGCATATGCAGTAACAGATAGGTTGACATTTGCCTTAACCCATCTGTCCTTCAAGTACTTATCTTGCTGAAGCTCTAACTTCTTCTGTAGATAATCATCCTTGTCTGACGTTCTGTATATCACGTCATTTCCGCCATTAGAGGACAAATCATATGAATTGATGTGAGGCTCTGCCACTGACGTTGATGGGGAAGACCATTTACCACTTATCGCTTTATCTAGAGCTTGAAAAACTGTATTCTTTTTTGCCATCTTCAATCATTTAATCAATATAAAAAATAATTCTCTTAGATATAAATATAAATATTTGTCGCTTTATATTTATCTTTGATGACCAAATAACCATAAATGCGTTCCATTTATGTGCTCATACTTTTTGGCTATCTTCTTACCGCTGTAGAAAGGCAAACCTCCTTTAGGGGTAATTACCTCACCGTTTACTATCTTCGGCTTACTCATTGCAATACCGTTACCCCTCATGTAGGCGTTTAATATGGCTTTGTCCTTGTTCTGAGTATTCTGTATTCTGTTAACAGTATACTGCATGACGAACAACCCCATTGCCAATGAACAGAGAAGGTCATCATTTGCACCTTCCATATGGTCGATACGACCAGTTTCGCCTTTAAATATCCAAGTATTCAACTCATTGATAACACGAGCAGAACGAATCTTAATCTCATTATTACGAATCATTCCAGCTAGATTTGACAATACTGGATAACGGTTTCCTTGGAAGTGGAAGCCTGGAAGTTTATCTGTATAACCATCATAGTTCTTTGTTGACCTTTGTATTAAGTATGTTTTCTGATTCATGTCCTCATAATATAAGTTTTTATATCCCATTTGAAGAAGGGTTATAATTGCGGCATCTCCAATACCTCCAGTATTATCAACAACAATGAAAGCATCATTATACAATGTTGCGTACTGATAGCATAAAGCACCAATGTCATCGCCAAGTTTCTTTCCTCTATATTCAGCCACTTGCTCAATAATTGGCATACCATTTTCATCTCTGCCATCCATATCAATTATCTCAATACCAGTTTTATCAAACGAAGTGCCCCTACTAGGGTCGCAATTATGAGTGGCAATGCCTCTGCAACAAAAAGTGTGTGAATCAGATTCCGTTTCAAAATTATATACTATACAAGAGCTAATGGTTTTTGTAACCCTTTCAACTTTTACATAAAAATAAGATAAATCTTCAGAAAAATATAACCCTTGCTTTGTTGGTCTTATACTATCATATTTTTCACTGTTAATCTTTTTATAGAAAATTTTTGTACTATCTTTTCCCAATTGTATGCCATATGAATCTTTCCTATTTATAATTTTACCATTTTCAACCCTTGAAAATGTTTTCCTTTTTAATTTCACAGTTGATGTTATCCCACAACTTAGCAAAATATCTTGAATGTCGCACAATAATTTTTTAGATATGCTAGTTGCTCTTTGAGTGCCATCATAAGATGTATGTCCATCACCATCAAAGTATCCTTTGACTAGAGATAATTTATATTCTTCTGGTATTCTTTTTATCCATTCTGCTACAAATTTTCCATCTGCATAATGACCAAAATTTTCAGATAAAAACTTCTTAATTATATTAGAATAAAATACTACATCACAAGCATTACACATTTTTCTTTCCAAGATAGAACAGTTAAGTTTTATACTCTCATTCAAGAAGGCTGCTATTTTATCTATAACCCCCCTCTCGTTAATATTATGTGTTGTTTGAATATAATTATTTTTTTCTCTATAGCAACCCTCTGCTAACCACATACCACAATACCACCAAAAGTCTTTTTCAAATAAAGGGCATTCGAAATTTTCATTCTTATATTTTTTATTCCATGTATCTAAAATTTCATCGTTGGATAAAATATTATTCCTATAATAATTTGGCACTTCTAGCCAAGAACCAACAGAAATTTTAGAAGCATCATTGAAATCAAAGTTGTGCTTCCAAAAATGCTTTCTAGAAATTCTAACTTGTTTACCGTTTACTGTTTTTCTTCTACTTATATCTTTATACTTACTATCTATTGATGACCAGATTGGGTGATTATGAGTAAATTTGATTGAATCAATAAAATTATGTGGTTTAATATCAATAATTTCTTCATCCATGACCTCCTTAATCATTCTTCTCTTTATTTTGGTGAGTTCACCTTCCTTTGTTACCAAAAGGTCATCATCTTTAACACCCTCCACATTAACCAATCCTCTCTGTGTCATAATCATTTCGCCCTCTGGTAGGCATGCACAAATATATCTATGACCATCAATAGGCTTTTTCCAAAACCAAGTATCTGGCACAAGTGGGTCAACAAAGTCTTCAAGCGGTTCTCTAACGTTTAATGTCTCTTGCTGCTGGATGTATTTAGGTCCAACAACGTTATCAGCAGAACCCATGAACGATACGTCAAGCTCTTGGGCAATCTTCATCTCATCATTGTTGAAGGATTTGCACATGTCTTGATACCAAGGAGAATCAGGCTTCCAACCATCATGCTCAAGCTTTGCCCATCGAGCCTCGTCATACTTCACACTACCCTCACTGTCAACTATTGGGTCTTGGTCATATTCCCATTCTCCAGTATCTTCATTCTTCTTCTTCCATACAAGATACCTGTTGAAACGTGGGTCTTGATACCAACGGAACTGAACTGCCGTAAAGTTGTTTTCATGTGCTAACGCTTGACGATAAATGTTATAATATAATGCATCCATGCCATTTGGCGTACTTACAATGACAGTCTTTGAATTTGGGTTAGATGCCATTGTAGCCGCTGCCGTCGTGTAAACCGAAATACCATCTTCAATAAAAGCTGCCTCATCTAAAATCAAAGTACCTACTGCGGAGATACCACGAGCTGCATTAGGACCAGAGGCACGAGCAATGATTCTACAGCCATTGAACAGCTTCAACTCACTCTTCGCATCCTTAACGAATATCGATTTGAGGTTCTTTTCTGAATTAGGGTCTGTGCTGAAATAGTCACTTCCCCAGTACCATCTAGGAACTTGTTCAAGGAAATCCCTTACCTTTATAATTATCTCATTCGCTTGGTCAAGTTTATTTGCAATACACAATATGGTTTGTGGAGCATCTTTTGGGGCAAAAGCACACTCAGCAGCAGCCCAAGCAGACGATAACGTTGTGATACCGCACTGTCTTGGCTTGATGGCTATAACATTGTTATTTTCCGCTAGTGCCTTCAAGAATGCCCTTTGTCTTGGAAAACAATGGAATTGCGTCTTCTTACCCTTCATCGCATTAAACGTCGAAAAGTATTTCTCAACAAACATGATTCTGCTTTTATCACTATAACAAAGAGCATAGTCACGTTGCATTTCTTTGAAATCATATACCATTTTTCTTAATTTCCTCTAATAGTTTATTTTCATCAGTTATTATATTATCCTCATATTGTTTATCAGAAAAATATAACAGCCTAACATTATGTTCATTACAAAGTTGTTTCTTTCTTTTGTCCCTTATTATAATGTTCTTGAATGTATCATCACCACCAAAACGTTTAACTAGTTCAATAAACTCCTCTGTCGTTAGTCTTTTGTTCATAACATTAAATATCACTTTATAAAAAATATAAAAAATATTAAGATTCCAAATCCAAATCAATGGAAATTATAATAAATATCAGCAATAAGATAAAAAAAAGAGCAACCATCACTGATTGCTCATTTGTTATACTATTGCCAACCCTTACCTTTTACGTATTTTGAATCACCCCTATCGAATTTTCCAATTTCGTCAGTTGCTTTTTGATATTTGTCAATAGTGTTTTTTGTTGGTTTCATTTTGGAACGAGGATTAAATGCATGAGAACCATCTTTATCTTGTCTTGGGTAATATCCAGCATGCATTTGTGCATGCATTGGAGTCCAACGTCCCATTCCTCCATAAGCATTTCCAAATTGAGTAACTGTACCTTTTACATCTTGGTGATAAGGTAAACCATTTTCATCATATGTACCATCAAGTTCGTCATGTCCAAATTTGTCATTAAACCTATCTGTTGCAAATTGAGCTAAGTCTTCAGCTTTATCATCTTTCCCTTGCTCTGCTCGTTTCTTTGCAGCATTGGCATATGTTTTCCAATCCATTTCAGTAAGGATTTTGTTTACAGACTCCTTTACGATATTATGAAGGTCTGATTCAGTTAATCTTATAATTTTCTTATCCATTTTAAATACGTATTTTATTTGCTTATTTCTGTCTTAACATTGCTATATAGCACATATCATCATGATATACATAAATATTTGGGTCTTGGGCTAATTTTGCATAAACCTTTGCTATATGTTCCTTATTTATTCTTCTTCCCTCTCCGCTATAGATTGCACCGAACTCATAGATAAGCTTTGTATATATCTTTGGTGCTAAACCTAAACGTTGGATTCCTTCATTCAAGATAATGTGTATCTGAAGCATTGGTACTCTCTCCTCCTCACTGATTCTAATTTTTACGGTTTGTGCCATAAGGAGAATCATCTGTCTTGGTATAATCTCGCCATTGATGGTTACAATCAAGTCCTCAGTGATGCCATTTATATTACCCTCAAGAAAATCAATGTTCTCTACGGTTGCAGACTGTACCAATTGCTGGTAGTATTCAATAGGCTTCTGAGGTGCTGCCTCATATTGTCCCATTGTATCTGCGTCTTCGTTTTCCTCAATCACCCCACCATCTTCTTCAGAGTCAAGTTCATATCCATTTGTCTCAGCTCCAGTGAAATACGAATCACTGATTAATGACTTATCGATATTCTTTGCGTTTATCCTATTGGTAAACTGTTGATAGCCGTTATCATACTCAGCATCCTTCATCAACTGGTCAACTATCTCATGTCCTCTATTGGTATTCGAAAGGATTTCCTTTACACTTGTGCTGAATTCCTCATTAGACTGTCTTATAAGACTTGTAAACATATATGGTATCATATTGGTGTCTTCCACCCTACCGAATATCTTGTTCCATAGCATAACGCCGAATCTTAAGTCCCAAGGTTCTGCAAGGACAAAATCAGCCTTTTTAACCACAAACATGGCTTTCTCTCTATCCTCTGGCAATCCATGTGCCGAGAATAGTTCAAACAAGCCTTTAATGGTCTCTTGAAGCAACAATGGGAATATGATGCCTTGTGCCTTTATGGTTGTCCTCTCACCGACACCCCCAAGATGTACCTCAACATATGAGCCTTGCATTGGTTTATCATCACTCATTTCCTCTTTCTTGA